ACGTGAGAATAACAAATTTGGTAATTTTAATAAAAATGGCGTAACTATACCTACCAAGTTAATTGATCGAAATTTAAATCAACAATATATTGAAAAGTTGTTTACGTGGCTTGAAAATAACTCAAATGAATTACGAAGATTACATATATTGGGTGGCGAACCTTTATATCAGAAAGAATTTTATAGATGTGTGGATTTCTTTAAAACTCATCCCAATAGAGAATTAGAATTAAATCTAGTAACCAACCTAATGCTTGCACCTGCCAAATTTCAGTTATTTTTGCAACAGGTGAAACAAATGATAATTCAACGATGTATTAAGCGATTTGATATTACTGTTAGTTTAGACTGTTGGGGGGATGAACAGGAATATGCTAGATCAGGAATTAAATTAGATACTATTGAAAAAAATATGCAAACATTGCTTGATGAAAAATGGGTATATCTTAACATTAATAGTACATTAACTCCGCTGACTATTCGTACCTTTCCTGATCTTGTAAAAAAGATAAATGAATGGAGAACAGTTAGATCAATTCATCATTATTTTCAAACAGTGTTTAACCCCTCGTACCACAATCCTGAAATTTTCGGTGGAGAAGTTTGGCGGACTGATTTTGAATTAGCATTATCCCTAATGCAACAAACTAATCCACAGGAAATTACGGCATTTAATTATCTCAATGGTATTTGGTCTCAATTACAAAGTACTTGCGAAAATACAGAAAAGATAGTACAATTGATTACACATCTAACTGAGTTAGATAGACGCAGAAATACAAACTGGCGACAAGTGTTTCCATGGCTAATCAAATATGAGGAATTATGTGGTATAACAAAGTAACCCAAGATCTTGGTGAATTGCCAGAGTTTATTAATTTTTATATGGCTGAGCTAGACGAAGCCAAACGTGAGATTAGTATAAATGGTGTAGTTGAACGTAACATTAGAGATCTACCTGGTGTTACTGAACGTAGATTTAATCAACTACAAGAAATTGAAGCGGTATTAAACTATATGAACATTCAACTGCGTAAACTACGCAAAGGATATTTTCAAAAATATCTTGAGAATTATAATCGTGCCCTTACTGCCAGAGATGCTGAAAAATATGTTGATGGAGAAGATGAAGTAATTGATTATGAAACACTGATTAACGAAGTAGCATTACTGCGTAATCGTTGGTTGGGAGTGATGAAGGCATTGGAATCTAAAAACTTTATGTTGGGCCATTTAGTTAAACTAAAAACTGCTGGTATGGAGGATTTCTCTCTGTGATATCATATGCAGACATTGAACATACACTACTGGAATGGCGACAGTGGCGCAATATTGATCATCGTATGCTTAATGATGGCAACCCTACCAAAGTAGCGGTTGGTGTTGATCTGTTTATAATAGAACAAGAGATTGAACTTGTTATTAAAGATCTTAAACTTAGTTTGATGTCCACTAATGAAGAAGTGGCTGAGCAAAACTATAAGAAATTGTGTGAATTAGTTTGTCAGTATCAACACAACGCCTATATAAATCTGCTCAAGGGCGAACATTGATATGTCAAATATTCTTGGTATCAGTGCAGGTTTCCATGATGCAGCCGCAACGGTAATCAGTCCCTGTGGTGATATATTATTTGCTGGCCACAGTGAGCGTTATAGCAAACGTAAGAATGACCACAACTTCTGCCAGGGATTGCTTGATGATATTTTACCGTATGGGCCAGAAACGGTCGCATATTACGAACGTCCCTGGGCCAAACAATTACGTAGACTATACAGTAGAGAAGGCGTTGAGTGGGATAAACTCACGGTACATCAAATATTAAAAAAACAACTAGGTGGATGGATAGATCCAGAACGGGTATATTCTTTTAATCATCACCTAAGTCATGCAGCCGCTGGCTTTCAAACAAGTCCATTTGATCGTGCCACTGTGGTAGTAATAGATGCAATTGGGGAGTGGGATACTATAAGTATATGGGGTGCTGACTATGACAAAACAGGTATTGCAAAGTATCATAGATTATATAGACAGTTTTACCCGCACTCCATTGGGTTATTTTATAGTGCAATTACTGGCCGCGCTGCCTTACAACCATTAGATGAAGAATACATCCTGATGGGAATGAGTGCTTATGGAAACCCTGGACTGGCCAAACAGTTTAAGCAAGATTTTATTCGTAATAGTTGGGATATTAGATTTAAGGAAAATTTACATATAGGTGTTGACCCGTTATATTTGCCTGATGCTTCTAATGAAGACTTAGCAAGAGGGGCACAAGATCTAGTGGAAGAATTAATTGGTAGTGTTATGGCGCGGGCAAGACAGTTTAACTGGAGCGATAACTTAGTTTATATGGGTGGTGTAGCATTAAATTGTTTAGCTAACAGAAAATTAGGAGAATATTTTGAAAACATTTGGATTATGCCTTGTCCTGGCGATGCTGGTAGTAGTCTTGGCACCGGTGCTCTTGCCTATGGTGGCCGTCTTAACTGGGTTAATGCTTTTCTTGGCCATAATATTCCTGGTGCTTACCCTGTTAACGATTTATTGGATACTTTACAATCTGTGGGAATTGTTGGCGTAGCATCAGGCAGAGCAGAATTTGGACCGAGGGCATTGGGTAATCGTAGTTTGTTAGCAGATCCACGCGGCCAAGATATAAAGGATCGAGTCAATGAGATTAAACGAAGACAGAAATTTAGACCGTTTGCACCGGTTATTTTGGAAGAGCATGTTCAAGATTATTTTGATATCCCTAGCGGGTTCTGCGACAGCCGTTATATGCAAATTGTCGGTAGGTGTAAGTATCCTGATCTTTATCCTGCTATTTGTCATGTTGACGGCACGAGTCGTATACAGACTGTTCCCCGTGATGATTCGGGAATTCGAAAACTGTTGGAAAATTGGTTTCTAGCAACTGGTTGTCCAATGCTACTAAACACCAGTTTAAATGTCAGAGGAAAACCAATGGTCAATGACCGCAATGATGCAAAACAATTTGTGGATGAATATAATGTTATGGTATTTTCATAATGATAATAACTGCCACATCAGCTAAACACTTATATAATACTGGATTTTATAAATGTAATGATCAAATTTTCTATTCAAAAATTCAGGCTTGTATATATGGATCAACTGTCAAACAACCAGTTACGTGGTTTTATAATGACTTGGTTTTTAACAGATACAATTGGAGAATTGAACCGCAAGAAACATTAGATGAATTATACAACAAACGAGCAAGACAGTTACGAGAAAAATATGATTATCTAGTAATAAGTTTCAGTGGTGGTGCAGATTCATACAATGTAGTGCAAAGTTTTATTAGACAGGGATTACATATAGATGAAATTGTTACTAATCATTTAACAAAGGGCACGGAAAAGTTAGTAGTGTTAGATAAGACGGTAACTAATCCCTGGAATTTAAACGCAGAGCATGAATTACAGGCCATTCCTCGATTAAAAGAAATACAAAATGCGTGTCCAAGAACAAAGATAACAGTATTAGATACAACAGATGCAGTCTTGTCTGAACTACAGGGAAAAAAAGATGAAGAATGGATACTTGAAAGAAAAAATAATCTAACTTTTGCTATGTTTTATAGATTTAATCATTTTCATTTTTCAGCAGTTAAAAAGCAATTTGATAAAAATTTATCCATTGCCATAGTTACTGGGATTGATAAACCCAGAACGCATTTGCGTGAAAATAGGTTATTTCTTACATTGAGTGATGCAGGCGCTGTTAGCTTTTCCGGTATTCATGATCATACTGAATATCCTAATGCAAACATTGAGCATTTCTATTGGGGTTGCGATGGAATTAATATAATGTGCAAGCAAGCACATGTAATTAAGAATTGGTTAACAGTAAATAAAACTTATCAATCATTATGGAAAAATGCAACACCTGAAAGATGGATAACAATTTTAGAGCCTATAACAAAGGACATTATATATTCAACATGGAGTCCGGACTGGTTTCAAGTCAATAAAGCCACTGGCGGGTGGCATACTGAATTTGATAAATGGGCATATTCCCTGGCTGGAAATAAAGAATTGGCTGTGTGGGATGCTGGAATACAGTATGTTGCTCGATCTGCCCCAGACTATATCCAAATGAACGATAAGGGAATCCCTGACAAGTTAACAGTTATGGAAAAACATTTTTATATTGGCGATATTCCCCAATAAATACAAATAGTATTTTGATTTCAGGTATAAATAACTAGAACAACCACTTAACAAGGAATTACTATATGTCTGCTCGAAAACTTACATGGCTTATCGCACACGAACCAGTTGAACTGTTTCAACGTACTGTTGTGGCGTTTGCTGAGGAATTAGATAAGGTGTTGCCTGGCCAATTCGAAATTAAAGCATTGACAGTGCCGGAATATGTAGACATTCATCCAGAACTTAATGTATTGAATACTATTAATGGTGGTGATCTAACGCAACGAGACATTGCAACCAACGCCTTGTTTACAGCATTGAATGACGATATCGATTTAAGTCAAACACAAACGCATATTGTTGCAATGAAAAATCCGTTGTTCCATCTATTAGATATACCTTACCTGTTTACAAGCCATGATCACGCTACTAGAGTATTAGATGGTGAAATTGGTGAGGAGTTACGTGCTAATTTAGAAAAAACTAGCGAATTTAAAGCATTGGGGTTCACATACAGCGGCGGCTATCGTGTTGTTGGGAGTAACCACAAAATTAACGACCTTAAAGAGTTGGGTGAGCAAAAAGTTCTGGTAGCAACCAACAAAGGTCCTCGTACCAAGACATTTGAAGTATTTGGGTCCGCCACCGTACCAGTTAGCCCACATCTTTGGGCAGGGTATGATAACATATATGAAGATACTGGTGCTACTGCTATTGACACAACATATTTGCGATTCAAAGGAACTCATATATTAAAAACCAATCACAGTTTGTTTGTTACTACTATATTGTCATCTAAAAAATTCTGGGCGTCATTGACTGCTCAACAACAGGATGCATTTACTGAGATAATTAAAACTGTGGCAACTATTGAACGAGAGTGGGCAATTGAAGAATCTGCTAAGTTTGAACAGAAATTTAAAAATAATGGTGTTGAGTTTACTGAGCTTGATATAACAAGCGACAGTAAAATGAAATATATGTGCAAG